CACCGCTCTGGGATATGCAAACGACGCCTACAATGATTATGACAAGTTCTGGCCCGCAGATGTGCATATGGTAGCAAAGGATATTATGCGTTTCCACGCTATCATCTGGCCCGCTATCCTTATGGCTCTTGATCTTCCTCTGCCCAAGCACCTTGCTGTTCACGGCTGGATAACCTTCAACGGTCAGAAGATGAGCAAGTCCATCGGCAACGTTGTTGACCCAATGGTTCTTGGCGAGAGATATTCTCCCGATGCTATCAGATACCACATTCTCCGTGAAATGGCTCTCGGTGCTGACAGCTCATTCTCCAACGAGATAATGATAAACAGAATTAACTCCGACCTTGCAAATGACCTGGGCAACCTTGTTTCCAGAACCGTTGCAATGGTGGAGAAGTATTTCGGCGGCACTCTTCCTGCCGACAAGAAGTCCGACCCTATGGACGATGAGCTTATCTCCATGGCAACAGCTCTCCGTGCAAAGGTTGACGAGTGCATGGACAACACCACCCTGAACATCGCTCTTGCTGAGATATTCAAGGTAATTTCCCGTGCAAACAAGTACATTGACGAGACTGCTCCCTGGGTGCTTGCAAAGGACGAGGCCAACAAGCCCAGACTTGCAGCTGTTCTTTACAATCTCCTTGAAGCTATCAGAATTTCCACATCTCTGCTTTCCGCATTTATGCCTACCACCATGCCCAAGGTATGGGAGCAGATAGGTGCGTCCGCCGATGATGTTTCCTACGAAAATGCAGCTAAGTTCGGCGTTCTTCCTGCCGATGTCACCGTTCACAGAGGAGAAGTTCTCTTCCCCAGAATCGACGTTGACAAGGAGATAAGCGAGCTTAATGCTCTTATCGAAGCTCAGATGAAAAAGACTCAGGCTGAGCAGGATAAGGACGGCGCAAACCTTGAGCCTCTTTCCGAGACTATAAAGATCGACGATTTCTTCAAGTCCGACCTGCGTGTTGCAGAGGTCAAGTCCTGCGAGAAGATACCCAAGGCAAAGAAGCTCCTGAAGCTCATGCTTGATGACGGCTTCGGCGAGAGACAGGTAGTATCGGGCATTGCCAAGTGGTATGCTCCCGAGGATCTTATCGGCAAAAAGGTAATTGTTGTTGCAAACCTTGCTCCCGCAAAGCTCTGCGGAGTTGAGTCCAACGGAATGATAGTTGCCGCAAGTGTCGGAGAAGATGCAAAGGTAATTTTCGTTGACAAGGATATCCCCAACGGCTCTAAGCTTTCATAAGTTTATACAGAAATAATAAAAGGGCATTGCTATTTTCGGCAATGCCCTTTTTTCATGGGTGCTGTTACAAAAGCTTACCGCTGAAAAGCTAATACTAAGCACCAATTAAAAACTATACAAAAAATTGAGCATAATCTTGCGTATATGGATTATGCGATGATTTTTTGTCTATAGTTTTATTGGTGATTAGTATAACACCTGCAAGCGGGGGTAGCACATAGAAAAAGGGTGTACAGATCACTCTGTACACCCTATGGATATCAGCGTATAAATTACTTGAAGTAACGGTTGAGGAGACCCTGGAATGCCTTGCCGTGTCTTGCCTCAACATGATATCACATTTTAAAAAACGCATAAATAAAGGAAAAGACTAATGAAACAATGAAAATATTGTGCAATTCCCCACTAATTTCCCACTAAAAATCTTCCCACAATGATTTGCTTAATTATGTGGGAAAGGGCAGCTTTGTCATATTAATTTTGAAAATCGTAAAAAATAGGGATAACGAAATTCACTTCGTTATCCCTAAAATTATATCTCAAATAGAATTATCTTTTCTTAGGCAACCAAAACCATATTTTATTCTTAGCCACCTTATAATAAGCTCTCTTACCATCAAATAAATAATACTCAATGCTATCCCCAAGTAATATAGCTATAAAACATAATATTATCCAGATAAGACAAAAGAACACATTACACTGTCCCCAAAAGAACGTAAATGGCAATCTACTATAATCCCATACAGGATTATATCCGTATATCACCACAAGCATAAGTCCAGTGATACCTTCACAAAACGTAGCTATACCAGTTCCTATAGCCAACTGCCATTGAAGCAATATCTCAAATGAAAAAAGATTATTTACAAGCGAAGCTAAAAGTCCAATAGCGCCAGCACAAAAAAACATACTGAGTGATGTGTAGCCACGGTATAATAGCTCGATTATAATATAAACAATTCCACAGGCAACAAAAATTGTACTATTTTTGATTATTTGTTTCATCATAATTTATCTCTATCGCATCTACAGCTTCAACAGTTTCACAATTCCTTATCTGAACTTCTATTGACTGCTGTTTGCTTACTTTGGGCGCAACATAAGCGGCAATGCTCAGACTCAGAGCAAGTAAGTCGTTATAACTGAACTCCGTACATTCTGCTGTAGTTGCGTTCCACTTCAGAGGATACTCAACACCTATTGCTTTGGCTCTTTCGTAAGATGCTAAATTTCCATTCAGGAGTGACTGCTTCTCCTCGGTGCAGCTGTAATACTTGCCGTCACTGTACAGATACGGATGACTTGCCAGCCATTCAGATAACATTTTTTTAGACTGTGCAATTTTATCTTCCTTGATACCATCAAGCTCTTCTTTAGTAATCTTACCCTTTTTAACATCAATAAGCTTGCCGTTCTTGACTATAAGATCAAAATTAGGAGCATAGGATACTATTTTCTTACCAAGTTCTGAATCATCTGGAACAACCCAATCGGCATCTCCGAGCCAGTCTGTATCTGGGTGTTCCATATTGATAATAAACCATTTGTTTTTATATACTACCATTTGCAGTCTCCTTTCTCTAAATTTCTTTAACCAATACAGAAACAGGGGTACACAGCAAGTGCAACCCCAGCCCCATTGCGAGTTGCATTACCATTGCTTGTCATAGCCACAAAATCGTTTCCCCCAGCGACTGCGTTTAGCCAGCACCAGTTGCGGTTACAAATATATTTTGATGCGATTCTAAACAACGGAAATTGCCTATAATTTACACCTACATCATATTTGTTTCCCCACAGATTACCGCCATACACCTCTGGTTCAGACATCAGATTGATTTTTACATCAGCCCACGCCCAGCCACTTGCCTGATTTCCAGTTACATTATTACTCAGAATTTCACGATGCGACAGCAAATGATTATTTAATTTTACGTCAAAATGCGTATTATACACAGGTAATACCGATGCAAACATAAAACTGCCAATATATCCGTCACTGGTAGTATTAGTACTGTTCATTCGATTGTTACCGATAACCCCATCAGGCACAATCACAGCGTGATGCTGCATAAACGCCGTATCGCCTGTATTCAAGTATGTATCCAGTCCTGCAATACGGAATTTGGTGTCATAATTCACTGTTTGGGTGCTTTCCACCAGTGATTTTGTACCATCATCACCGGTCTGTTCCACGAAACAGGGAACATTTTCAATGCTTCCCGATAGCGTGAAATAGTCACCGATATAGATATCAGAAAAACTTCCGTCACTAATCATAGCGCAGATGTCATTGATATCATATCCCTTTGCAAATAAATCATCGCCACGAAAGATATTATTATGATTTTCTGCAATAGTCTGCGATAAAATGTCGGTTTTGTTTGCCTTAGTATTTTCATACCCATTCCATTTCGCCTTATCGTTAGCAGTTACATGAACATCCGTATCGTCAATATGAGAATTTACTTCCTCAGTAAGAAAATTAACATCTGAACTATTTTTGGTTATCTTTTTATTTAAAATGGCATACATTTCATCATTATTGAATGTATTCATTTAATCACCTCACATCTTTTTCCAACCAGAGGATGTAAGAATATATACTTCAGTTTCGCCACCGTAATTGCCAACAATACACGTTGACCTCAGTGCAGGAAACACATCAAAATCAGGATTATCAGCAAATGTTCCGCTTGCCTTTTTAGTGGTGGTAGGTAACTGTGCTATCTCAGCCTCTGTATCAACATAAAAACTACATACACTTGTATTATAACTTCCACTTCTTGTGGAAAGATTTCCAGCCATAAAATCATCCCCTTTCATTATAAAAATAAGACTGCCATACAATAAGTACAGCAGTCTATATGTTAGTTAATCATCCTTTATAGGCAACTCATTTAGTTCATCACAGCAAGTGTGAATAAAACTGTTGCCTCCGAGAGATTGATATTGTTCTTGTAGCTTTGCAAGATTTTCCTTTTCGTATATTGTTATATATCCTGCCTTCATTCGAGAGTTATATATTACGAGTATTGAGTTTCTTAGGTTTGCCTGTAAAGCCATGCTTTGCTTTTTGAGTTCAGCGTTGATCTCATCATTCTGCTCTATCTGTTTTTGCACCAGATCCGTGAGATTATCAATTTTTGCGTTTATCCCTTCTTTGTCACTGGTTTTGGTTATCCAAGCAACAAATTTGGTTCGCAGTGGTTTCACGATGAGTACGACAAGGGCTATGATCGTCGAGATGCTTCCGCAATATGTTGCAAGAGTATCTAAGTTGAAGTTCTCCATAGCCCACCTCACTCTGAGATTTCAGGCTTATAGTCTATCTCTGTATTCTTTTTCAGCTCTAATACAGCCTGCTCAAGATATATTTCAATCTCCTTAGTATCAATACTCATTCCAAGTTCAGCAAGCTTATTCTGTACATATTCAAGGACATATTTCTTCTTGTCACTTCCTGCTTTATTTGCCTGAGCGTATATCTGCTCGGCTGCCTTAACAGCAGAAGTCACAATAATCTTTACAATATCTATCTGAGATACTGTAAGCTTGTTTGTGAGCCATACCTTAATCTTAGGAATAACCACTATTGAAAGCACTGTAATAATCAGCGAAATAATACCCTCGCATATAGGAGTAATGTTGATTGTATCTGTCATAATAAAACTTCCTTTCTGTCGTTTACTTTATTTTTTCTACATAGGACGAGCCAACGTTAATCCACGCTCCACGAGTTGCCTTATAAGCTTTAAGCAAGCCCCAAGTAGCTATAGAACCATCTTTGTTCTTAACAGTTGTCTCATCAACTATTGTATATACCTGTCCAAATTTCAGTGTTGTAACGATTTTATTCCCAACGCCCGCCTTTTCTCTGACGTTTAGTTCATCTGTAATAATACGTACCCTATATGGGAATTTGTTATCTATTGCGGGAGTAGTAGGAACTGACGATATCGGTTTATAATCTTCATCAAGTGACTTTAAGAAATTATAATATCCTTTAAGCTCAGACTCATTATGTGTCCACATAGCAGGACAAAGTTTGCCCGTTACACTATGGTGCATTATAACTCGTTCAACAGGAATATTGTATTTCTTCATAAGATACTTAACAAGCTCTCTTGTATTATTTAATTCAGCTTCAGTAAAGTACCAATCTGTATCGTTAGCGTTTAGGCTTTTGGCATTCTTTTTGTTGCTACATATTTCAATAGATATAGTATTCTTATTGGTTGCAATACCATAAAGTGAAGCTCCTAATGAAGTTGTAGGATTGGTATATTTAGCACCACCGACACACCAAGCATAATAATTTTCGATGTCCTTGTTGTATTGAATTACATCTCTATCATCAACAAGAAAGTCGCTTGATGCAGGATTAGAAGGGTTTCCTCCGTTTGCAAACCATTTAGCTGTACCAAGTGCTGTTCCAGCCTTACTGGTTGTGCCAGCCGTATAGTGTAACGCTATATATTTTATAGTTCTCTTTGGCACATAAGTCAAAGAGGTTGTACTATAACAAGACTTAATGTTTAATGCCATAATTATCACTCCTTTACATATTACTATTGAACTCACCGTTCATTATTTGATTAGCAAGTTGAACTTTTTCGTTATCAATATTTCCGATCTGCTTACTAATTTTGATTATGTTTTCAGCCTTTGCTTTATTTGCATAGAACCCACTATGAACTGCTAGCTCGGAGAAGGCTGAAGTACAAATAACAGAAAGGGGAGATAGGTCTGTCAAACCCAATCTCCCACTCAAGGCAATCAATGTCAAAGAAGAAAACACAACAAAGATGACCAGAATAATGTTTAGTATATAAATTTTCTTAGAAAATTCCATCTTATGCTTCTTCATTATGTACTCACCTTCACCGCAAATTGATGTCCGCCCTGCCCGAAAAATCGGTAGATATCTCCGCCAAAATCAACGAAATAATCAGTGTAGCTTGTTGACGGCGATGCAGCTACAAGATATAGCCCGTCTATCTCATTTCCTGCAAGGAAATCGCACATGGGTACGATATAATGCTTGTACGAGGCATTGTTTTGGGCAAGATAACTCATGTATCCCGTTGAACCCGAAGGATTAGTGATAATATACTGGCTGTTCCAGCACCAAAACAGTACAGGATTTCCGTTCGTATCTTTTGCGATAACATGAGTTTCCTTTTCGCCATGTTTAAAGGCAAAGATTTTATCATTTTTCAAAATGATGCTGTACGTTGATACTAAGCTGGATTCGTCAGCCTTTGTTTTGCTCTCTCCATAATTTTGCTGGATAATGCTTGAAGTTATGGTAAATCCCAGCGTGCCGTCCGCATTGCAGGGGATAAAATCGCCGTCACTGCCGAAGCCGCAATATTCTGTCAGCTCATCTTTCAGACCGCTTATCGGTTTGGACTGCTCGTTATATTCCGTGCCTGTGTAAACAGTTCCGCCGATCAGTACGCCATTTTTACTCGTCTCACCCCCTCTCCGAACGGCCTTAAAATTTGCCGCAGCCTCATTCTTGGCAGCTACCGCCACAGCACCCGAACCTGTGATATATACAGTGTCCAGCCCCATCATGTGCATATAGTTGAACGTCTCGCCGTCTCCAATGGTGATAACGCCATCATCGCCCTTGGCAGCACCTGATTTCAGGGATACTGTGATATCCTTGCCCGACTTGTTGCGGATATCAAATCCGTTGTATTTAGCATCGAATTTCACAGCACATTCAGTGCCGTCAAGGGTGATCTCGATGACCCTGTTGCAGCCTTTTACTTCTTTTACCATAAATATCCTCCTTTAATTGCTTGCCGAATACTTGTGCCCATCTGCCCCAAATCCAATCAAATAGGTATCTGTGCCTGTAAATTCGTTAGTGCCCCCGCTGTCCCATGTGTATATGATCTTCCAGGCTCCTGTTGTGCTGTCAGTCACCGAAAAATATGTTACTTTAGGCATTCCCCATGTTGGCAGGAAACTATTGGCAAATCCCCAATCCCGCAATGTTGATAATGGATTTCCCGATAAATCATAAACAATGGTTTTGGTGGAATACATACTTTCCCCGAATGTTTCCGTTGTTCTGACCTGTACACCCAATGTTTCATCAGCAACAGCATCGCCGCCGATGATGTTTACAACATCGCTGTATGATGTGCCATCGGGAAATGTATATTTGCCATGTTCCTGTCCGTCCTCATAGCCCTCTTGATATCTGTCCGGTACATTGACATTCACAGGGTCAAATCCATTACAGGAATAATCAGCGGCGCTGTATGTGCCGTTTGCGGTGACCGTCAGAGGACTGATAACAACCGATTTTACACCGTCATCGTGTCCTTTATCATATCCCTCCTGATATCTGTCAGGCACATCAACCATCACAGGCGCAAATCCCACATACCCCTCAGGCGCATTATATACTCCGTTTTCCGTTATAGTTATGGGCTTGACCTTGCCGCCTCCCGAGCTTCCCCCACCCGCCAACGCCTGTAAAATAAGCCCACCGTCTAAAATCATCCGCCCGCCTCCTTATACACCCTCGTCCAGTGCGCATCCTTGCGTTTCCCGCCGTCAATATCATACGTCACTGTAATAATGTACGGTCCATACTCGTATATCGCCTTGCCCGAAGTCTCACCGTCAATGCGTTCAAATGACAGACAAGGATATCGACAGTGTATGTCTCCGCCGTCAAAAAACAGCCCATCGCCATAGGACACGAAAGGATATCCGTCTTTATCAGCCACTGTTAACCTTCTCCTCTCCGTCCACCATCACAACGCCCTGATATTTGGTAAACATCATGGCGCCGCTGCGTCCATACCTTACCTTGCTGTCGCTTTCACGCAGGTTGCGCCCTCTCATGCCTATCTCGGAATCCGACGGCTCGGGATTGCTCACCTCCGCAAATATCCCCGCCTTGCTGATACTTGCCGTAACAGATCCTGCACGCATGATGCCGCTCCCTGCAAAATTCACCGTTCCACCCGTAGGCGGGATACCGTCAAGCCTGCACCTTTGACAGGAATATGCGGTATGAGTGTAGTTTTCGGCACGCCCCCATATCTCCTCGCAGCCGCTGTCAATGATAAGCTCGGAGGATATGCAAATGCTGTCGTACTTCCTTGAAGCGTCGCCTCTTGTGATGACATTTCCGTCACCGTCAGTGCATTTGATGCCCGCCGCCGTAAATTCACAGCCAACGTCAAGCGCCGTGTGTACGTCTGCGTTCACCTGCCCGGAGGTATTGCCGTAAGGAAGGAACTGCAGATTCTGATCATCTGTTATGTAGAATATGCCGCAGCACGCCTCCGATATCGTTGTAAGGATATCGGAGCAAGTCCCTTGAAGCTCAGTCCTGGGAATAGCCGTAAGCCATGAGGGAATGCCGCCCCACCCGGTAAGCTCTCCTACAGTCCGTATGATAAGGTCCATTACGGTGTTTATGGGAACATTCTTGGGCACTGAGCTGTCAATGGAAGCATACGGGAAATCCTCATCGGAAAAAGCCATACGGTCGAGGCACGTCACCGTCACCACGCCGCCGCTCTGCAACCTGCTGTCAATATAGTATTTTCCTACGCCCGAAATTCCTGTAAGAACAACAGGAGCTGCCCTGTAAGCATTAAACGGAGCAGGGGTCTCGAACGAAAGCTGAGAAGTGCAGAGACCTGAAGTGCCCTTACCGTCAACAGCCTTTGTCACAGTGATACTGCCGAACCTGGCGACCTCAGTGCCTCCCGCAGTAAGTACCAGGCTAAAGCCCGCCGCCGAGAGGCGTGAGCGCAACTGCGGCGGCATTGAAAGATACCGAATACCATTTTCCGAGACTTTTTGCGGCGATAAGCTCAGCCGATACGCCGCTTATTTTTACATTTCCCTTGTAATCGGGACACTCTATGCTCACCAGGCGTGGAGCCAGAAGATCAAGCAGAGCGCTTTTATCCTCTTCCGAAAGATTTCCCACCTTGAACGCCGCCGAGAAGCGAACACCCTTTAACTGAGTAAAATCCGAAAAGTCATAGTTTTCAAAGTTCTCGGCCTCTTCCTCCGCCCAGGACGGAGAGTATCCGTTCAGCAGCTCCCACTCCGTACCGTTTATCTTGATAGTGTATCCGCCATTAAATTCCTTTGACACACTTTTCACCTCCTGCTGTCAGCCAGCCTGCCCTTGCGGATAAGCTCCTCAATGGTGCTTACTATCACATTCTTGCCCGCAACATTGATAACAATCTTCGTATCTCCGCTGTAGAAGCTGCTCTTGCCGCTCTGTGCCGTGCCCGACGGCGAATAGGTGCTGCCCGAGTTTCCCGATGCAGCCGACTGCATTTTGCTGTTCCGGCTCCGCTCCCCGAAATCCGAGCCCATGGACCTGAGCGCATCAGCGTCCGCCATGGTCTTGTTAATGCCATCAATGTACGACTGTGCCGTTTCAACGCCCTTCTGATATGCGTCGGCAGGCATACTGCCATATATGCTTTCAATGCCCTCTTTGGCTATCCTGTCCGCCTCGGTGAGATCGTCCTGCACCTCGAATGCGGCAGTCTTGTCAGCCTCGGCATAAAACGCATCAACGTCCTTATAATATTTTTTCCTCTGGCTGCCATTCATTTTCAGCAGTTCGGAAATATATCCCTGGCGTTCTCCGCTGTCATAGCTCAGGCTCATTACCTGCTCCATAAGGTCGTCGGAAATGCCCGTCTCTTTGAGCTTTTCCAGGTCCTTGCGGTATTTTGCAAGTTCCTTGCGCTTTTTCTCAAAGTCCGTAAGGATATATCTGTCTGCTCCCGATGTGTCCGTGACCTTTTGGTCAATGAGCTTTGCCGAAGAAATAAGCTGACTTTTCGCCTTTTCATATGCCTGTGTGACATTTTCATAGGTCTTGGTTATTTTGTCCGTTATTTCCTTTGAAGCTTTCTCCCAGGCGGTCATTTCCTCCTTGCGGACTTTTTCGTCATATGATGCTATTTTATCGGAAGCATATTCCGAGATGTCTATCTGTTTCTGAGCAAGCTCTTCCGTAAGAGCGGCATATTCATCATTGAACTGCTCCCGTGTGATCTTTTCATCGCTGAGCTGAGAGTACAGCGCATCAAATCGCTTCTTGGCCTCGGCGGTATCTTCTTTCAAAGCCGCTTCCTTTGCCTTTTTCTCAGCCTCCGCAAGCTTGGTATAATGCTCAGTTACTTTGTCGTATAAAGCATTCCATTCCTCACTGTCATCATCACGGTATTTTTCAAGAGTGCTTTTTCTCTCAGCCCAGTATTGCTCTTCCGTTACCTTGTGGGTCTTGTACTTGTGTTCAAGCTCTTCAAGCTCCTTGTCGAGCATATCAGACTTCTGATTTACACCGCTTTCATCGCCGCCATTTTCGCTATTTGTCTCCGAAACACCAACATCAGCCGCAGTCCCTGCCGCCTCAGCTATCTCGGTGCTTGTGTCCGCCAGCTTGTCGGCAGTCTCTTCCGCTCCCTTTTTAAGCTCTTCCTGTATCTGCCTGTACCCCTCGGGTATCTGACCACGCTTTTCTTCAAGCTCTTTCAGAGCAGCATCAAGCCGTGCTTCCGCTTCTTCCTGAGAGCCTGCGGTCACATATCCGCTTGCCTGTGCAATGGCAACCCCAAGACCAGACATAGCCGCATCTGCGCCAGCCTGCCAGTCATATGTGGTCAATCCGTCTATTATACCCTGTGCAATAGCGTTCGGAACTTCCCAAATAAGAGCCGGAACCACTTCTGCAAGTGCTTCTATAAGCTTTGTGATAATAACAGGAGCTTCCTGCAAAAGCTGGGG